GCTTGACGCAAGCCTGCTGCGAGTAGATCATCAGCTGTGAGTGTCAATGGCACATAGACTGCGCGGGCATCGTAAGAGTCGTAATGAATCGAGCCATTAGGTGCTTCAAATAAGAAACCTCGACCCGATTGGGCAGCTGACTGGACTAGGGCTAAGGCATCAGTAACGCCGCCAGAGTAGGCAGTCAGCTCGTATGTGCCGGGTGTGTCAATGTCGGTAATTAGATCGTTTACTAGGGTGATGTTTGAGCCATCCCAGTTAGCCCAAGTTGCAATGTTGCTAACACTCGACCAAATAAGATCGCCCGGTACTTCATCCCAATCTTGCAGGAATACATCTGACAGGATGTTTAATACTCTTGTGCCGTCAAACTCTTTGGCAAACCCTAGCCCGCCTGTGGTGTGCTTATTGACCTGTGCTAATGGGCCAACGGCTGTAATGTTGTAAATGGCCACAGATCCCTCTGAGCCGTAGGCATCTAGTGTGATATCAATGTCTGAGATTATGCCTGTGTAGATAGTTTTATAGGCCGCCGTTGAGTCTTGGATCTTGATCTCTACACTGTCTGACAGATTAACGTTTAGCGCTGTGTCTGCATCAGTCCATAATCTAACACTGGCGATACCGGGCTGTGCCTGCTCGTAGATGTCACGCCTACCAAGGCTTATGCCTATGCTGCTGATTGTGTTATCTGCATACTCAACCGCGCCAGCAAATACCACTTTTGGGTATGGCGTATAAGTTGTCACAGTGTTGCGCCAACTAGGTTGATTGGGCCTGTGCGCCTTGCGCTGTTTTGCAGCAGCTTCTCGATTGATCGTCTGGCTGATTCGGCGTCAATAACGCCGTTAATGTTTATGACTGTGTTACCGCCTGCGCCGTCTACCGGGCGAATAGATCCTGATCCACTTGGGACAAACATCTCAGGGCCAAACTCGCCAACCCTGTAAGCCTGCCCACCCATAACTGAGCCACCTGCAGCCCTACTCAATGGGCCACGAGCTGATTGAGGCACACCTAAAAAGTCCTGCAATCTGCTATCAGCGCGGCCAATAAAACTCAAAGCCTCTTTGCCAGTGTTGTAAGCGGATGCAATTCTATCAATGCCATTGGCTACTTTGTTAAGTGCATCGGCTAAAGTTTGCAAAGTGCTAGTTGCCTCAGGGCCATCACCGTTTATTGTGTCAAAGACATCAGCAAAAGAACCAGCCACATTACGCAAGGCCAAACCAAGGTTGTATGCCCCAGCGCCTTGGCCGTCATAAGTCCCAGCCAATTCTCTAGCGCGCTCGCTTAATCCCTCGGGATCATCGCCACCAAAAGCCTTAGCCATTAAGTTTACATTTTCAAGGAGTGTTTTCATCACTGGCAAAAGCGATACGCCAATAGATTCTTTCATCTCATCAAANCGCTCTTTTACAATGGCCAGTTGGCCTGCGTAAGTCTGAGTATTGGCAGCTGCCGCGCCACCAAATAACTTGGTCAACTCACCTTGTACTACGTTAAAATCTTTAGATTTAAGAATTGCCTCATCAAGTGGAATGCCTAATTTCTTAAGCGATCCAAAGTTTCCGTCATAAGCCTTGGCCAGTGTCAGCGATACAGTTTCAAGGTCTCGCCCGGTAGCAGCTGAAATGTCTAAGGCTAAATTATTAAGTTTTTGTGCTTCGGTTACATCGCCAGTGGCTCTAACTAGACTGCCAAGGGATGCGCGTAGTTTTACATCAGATACGCCGTATCTTATTTGAGTTGCGCTGACGTACTTTTCAGTTGCAGCAATTTGGGCATCAGTGGCATCGGTTGTGTTCTTTAACGCTTGTGCCAGAGTTGCTTGGCTTTTCTCATCCTCAATAGCTGCGTTTACACCATCCACACCTAACTTGATTGCATAAGCGCCTGCCGCTACTCCTGCGATTGCAAAAGACTTGGCCATTGCCTTGGAGTACTTGCCAACTTTTTTGCTAAAAGAGTTAGTGCTGTCATCAGCATGTTTTATGCTTTTGTTAAATTGATCTACATCAGCAAGCAAATTAAGTTTAAGTGTTCTAACGTCAGCCATTTTGATCCCATTTCTTTATTACATGGCGCTCAACGGCTTCTTTCCATTGTGCGGTAAGAGTTGGCTGGATTTCTTTTAGCTTCTTAAATATGCCGTAGCCTATGTTGCCTCGCCCAGAGGAGTCTGAACGCTCAGGGAATCTGCGACCACCATTAGCAAAAGGTGCTGGGCCACCAAACTCAGATCCAAATAAGACTTGACCAGATACTGCCCCACCACTAAATCGGCCTTTACTGCCACCGATTGTAACGTTAGGTATTTTGTCTTTGTTGGCTCGGATTGTAGCTGCCACTTTTTGAGCCTGTGCTGGGAATGGGTTAAATGTGTAACTACTCTGTAACTCTGTTGCTGACCATGCACTAATACTTGTTACATCATCTTTTAAGGCTGTCTTAGATCCCTCATCCATGTCTCTAAATGCCTTGTAAAGGTTACGCAAGTCTCCTGAGTCAGGTTGGATCTTGATGGTTGATCTTTCAGCCATTGTGTCCATTCCTTTCCCGTATAAGCGTTATCGCTGTGTTAATGTCTGCGAGCGACCAGTCTTTGAGATCCGCCAAAGGTATGCCAGTTGATACTGCGATCCTCACTAGCACATCCCTTAACTCTCTTTTGGGCTGTCCTCGACCACCTCAAAGGTCTCAAACTCATTGATAACCCATGCTTGCTGACTTGGTAACTTGGTATTGCCTGCGGCCTTGGCGGCCTTGTAAAGCATGCAAGTTATTACATCCAGCGAGCCTTGGCTCATCTTTTCAGCTGCTTGGCTGACTGTGTAGCCGAGTTCTCTTTCGATCTCGACCCACAACCAAGCGGACTCATCGCTCACTATGTAGTTATTGCCCTGTTTTGTAGTTACGTTGTATTCCATAATGATTGCCCTGTTCTCTCGATTATGTTCGGGTTACTGTTCCATCCTCAACCACAAGGCTAAGGCTGGTAGTCAATACGTCAGTAGCGGCGCCACCAACGGTTGGAAATACTGGGAATACGTTTCCAGCAAAAGTGTCACCGTTTACATCGAAACTGAAAGACAGTGATGTATCTGGTGCGCTGTTGGCTGCATCCCACATTGCGCTGATGAGTCCTGCTGATGCTGAATCGTCTAGGTATAGTTCCACGTTTAATGTCGCAAACTTATCAACGGTCTTGTAAGCGCGACCTGATAGCACTTCAAGTACCTGTTGGTTGTTTTCGCGTTCCAATGTGACTGTGCTTGCTTGGTCAGCGTAGGACACCGAGTTAATGCTCAGGGTCAGATTCCGACCAGTTATGTATGTTGCTGGCATGACTTGCCTTTCTAGTTGGTTGTGACCATCTCGATGTTGAGTTGGCTGATTAACATCTCGGCATTTCCGATTTGCTGAACTGTTGGCTGTGACCATCCACCCAAAAACGAAATGTTATTGGCTAGTAGATCGGTGACACTAAATATTAAAGTTTCAAGGTTTTTTAAGGCTGCTTGGTTGTCAGCTGCATTGACAATTACTGTGATGTCAAAACGCACATTGCAACGAGCGCCACCAATGGCACTTACGGTTATGTAAGGCGATCCCGGCACAAGGACAATTGCTGGTGGGGTTATGTTTTCATTTGGGTATGAGTAAACAACCCGACCAGCAGCTGCGAGAGTTGCGGCAAGGTTAGCCCGGTATGTGGCTAGGTCAGCCATTAGCCCACCATGCCCCTAGTGTCCATCCATTTACCAAGTAATCCAGATACCCGGGTAAACAGGGATCGGCCTAAACGGTATGGGGCTGGGCTTTGGAAATCAACACCTTGCTGGCCAAGTGTGCCAGTGCGGGTAATCCAAATGTCGGCTGCAATTGCAAGCGCTGCTTGACGTACCTCATCAACGGTTGAGTAATCAATGTACTGTGTGGCGCTTACTGTTCCGTAAGGCACGACACCATGCTTTGGGTAATCCGATCCAGTGCCAGTAAATGACATTGTGTATTCGGTAACTTTTGTGATTGTTTTAGTTCCATCAAAGTTTGAGCCACTGTTAGCAATTACTACTGACTGGCCAACATAAACATCATGCGGGCGATCTGTCGTAATTGTGTTTACAAGGTTTGTGCGCTCATGCGCTACTACGGCCCATTGGTTTTTAGTAAGTAAAGATAGGACTATGTTTTCAGCTGCATCGGCTACTTCTTGCACAATTGCATCTGCGTAAATGTCACCAATACCAAGTACGGCTTTTAGCTCGCTTAGTGTTATCAGTGCCATTTCTAATCCTTATCTATTGAAGTGTGTGGGGGGCACAGGGCCGCACCCCCCACACTTCTAACTAACTCTGACTTAGGTCAGGTTAAAGCGACGTACTCCACCGGCTGTAACAACCTTGACGGCTAGGTAGCCATAAAGCATTGTTTCAATTTCGCCAGTTGTAACTACGTTTGTCGAAAGCTGCAATACTGGGCTTTCGTAAATGGCAACAGATGATGGAACAACAATGAATGCTGATTCATCAATGGATGTTGAAACAGCCTTGTTGGATACGTAAAGGTCTAGGCCCATTACGTTTCCGCGTAGTGACTGTGTGCCAACTTCGCCAGCAGAGTTTTGTGGCTGTGATGCGCTAAAAATTGGTCGCTTGGTTGAATCCTGCGCGCCAATTAGCAGACCCCATTGGGATGTGCCAGCAATGTAACGTGTAGCCAATTCGCCAGTTGCAAGGTATGCAGCCGGGGTTTCGGTCTTAACGAATGACACAATGCCATCAACATCTGCAGCAGTTGCAGTTGCCTGTGTTCCACCTGATGTTAATTCTGCAATTACTGCAGCTTCTGTTGCTTGAGCGTAAACACGGCGCATGTTATCCAACATGGCTGCGTAGAAGCTTGGATCTGCGCGGTCAAAAAGTTCTACAGAGTAACGCTGTAGTCCCTTGTAAGCCTTTACAGTTGCATCAACATAAGATGACACAATGCCAGTTTCTGACGGGCCAACACCTTCTGCAGTTTCAGCCACTGATCCTGATGTGGTGATCTTTGGAATGGATACGGTCATACCAGCGTTTGGAAGTGAACGTGTACCGATTGCATCAATCGCGCCACGAGCGCCAATCTGGTTGTCTACTACCTGTGATACATACTGGATTGGCTTGAATGCCGGGTTGGTTGTGAAACTGTCATCAGCAGCTGTTAGATGCTTTGCATCCTCTGCCTTTGCGTGTGCAATCCATTCTGCACTTTCATGGTTTCCACGTTGAGCCTTGATTGAATGCTCTAGGAAATGTGCTTGGGTCTTGATTGGTGATCGCGGCTTGGTATAAGCCACTGGTGCAGCAGCGTGAACAACAGCGGCTGCTGTTACTTCATCTGCAACTGGTGTTGTTACTTCGTCCACTGTTGTCTCCTGTGGTTCATCCTCGGCAGGGGTTTCTGCTTCGGTGGCTTGATCATCAGGATCGCAAGCTGCGACCTGTGAAATCTGTGCATCCTTGAATGCTGGGTTTGTTACATGGGCTACGGCTTCAAGATTTGCTGACGCAACTACCATCACACCTTTTTCAATGCTGTATTCATTGACTTTGGCCTCAATGCTAAAAGCCGGGCGTAAACCTTCGGCAGCTTCAATCAATGCGTCATTGCCTGCGTTAGTGCCAGCAATTTTGAAAGCCATTGAGATCCCAGCCGGGCTGACTTCAAGACTTCCACCAATGCCTTTGCCAAGTGGTCGTGTTCTGTCATGCTCGCTATTTAGCACAATTTGGCTTGGGTCAATTTCACCAAAAGCGCCAAACTCAAAGCGCACAGGGCCAGCCGATGTATTGCCGACTTTGCTAAATGGGACTACAAGGCCCTTAATGGTTCGTGTCTCTGTATTGGCGGCAAGAATTTGCCCCTCAAAATTAAGTTGCATTAGC